GGAACAGATGCTACCTCTAGCAATAACTTTACCATCTATCAACCAGCAACACCTGATGGAACATTAAGGATTGGTGTAGGTAATGCAGATAGTCCTACAGAGGTAGGTCAGTTTAATGCTAATGGATATAAAGCATCTACTATTGTAGCAGTTCGAGCAACAATGAGTGCTAACCAAGCAATATCAGCTGGTACTTGGACAAAAATGAATATGGATACTACAAATACATCTGTAACATTTGATACCAATTCTAATTATGACACATCTTTATATAGATTTACTCCAACTGTCGCTGGATATTATCAAGTTGATGTTAAATTTCAATACACTACATCTGGTTCAGGTTTAGCTGTTGTATATAAAAATGGTATTTCTTATGCGTGGGGAGATTATCCAACTAGCAGTTTTGCTACTGCTGTATCAACTTTAGTTTACTTAAATGGTAGCACAGATTATATTGAGCCATACGCATATAGAACAACGTCTGGCACATTGAATAGTAATGCTTCTACTACATATTTTAATGCAATATTAATACAACAAGCATAAGGAGACAACAATGACACTTTACGAAAAAATAACAACACTTTATACAGAACTAACTGATGCAGACTTTTTTCCTACTACAGGTACAATCGTGCTTCAGAATGACAGCGATGGCAGAGGTGACTACATTAAAGAATGGAATCACCCAACATTAGCTAAACCAACACAGGAACAACTAGACGGAGTAGAGTAATGACCATTAGTATAAGACCCACAGCATCTGGTTCAACGATAGAGCAAGACGGAAGTACCATACTTACTGTTGACGGCAGTGGGAATATTACGCCTAGTAATGACTTGTATCCTAAAGTTCCAGCGTTTGCTGTAGGACTTTCAGCAGACCAATCAATATCTTCTTCTACATATACCAAATGTAATTTAGATACAGAAGTCTTTGATACTAATTCAAACTTTGATTCTACTACTAATTATCGTTTCACACCAACAATAGCTGGTTATTATCAAATTAATGCAACTATGAGATTTGAAGGAAGTGGTATGGTAAACAATACAGTTGCTATTTTTAAAAATGGTTCACAAGAAAGAATACTTGGAACAAATAGGACCACTGTATCTTCACCGGTAACTATATCAGGTGGTCATGTTATATATTTAAATGGGACTACTGACTATATAGAATTATATGGATATGTTGCTGGATCAAGTTTAGTCTTTGGAGTTGCTGGGCAAGTTAATAATTGCCATTTGTCAGGTTTCTTAGTGAGCGTATAATATAACGATGGAAGAAATATATCGTAAAGATTATGACGGTGAATATGTTGTTCTAAATACTAAAATTGTAAATGGAAAACGAGTCACTGAAAAAGAATGGGTTGATAATCCAATTGACAACCAACACATATCAGGCAGAGCCGCAGTTATTGCCAGTGGTGAATCAAGACTATCATACGACGTTACAAAACTACAGCGCCATCGAGGTGGTCTACTAGGACGTAAAAAACTTCAAACATATGGCACAGGTGAACTGCACAAAGAAATGCAGTTAGACTTTTTTGTTACATTTGATGAACGCAAACTAACAGAATGTATAGACTCTAAATATACAGAACGTGCTACAGTATACACATCAGCAAAGAATTGTTTATTACATCCAGGAGAGTTTTTCCTAGTTCCACAATCAATGCGTGGACGTACAGCCACAGTGGCGGCATGGTTAGCCTGCTTTGATGGACACAAAGAGATCTTTTTACTAGGATTTGATGGTCAACACTGCAAAGGGTATAACAATAATATCTACGTTCCAAGTGACGCAGAAGATAAGCACAGAACTATCGAAGATCATAAAATACGTCAACAGATGCATGAACTAATGACCACATATCCAGGTGTTGATTTTTATCTTGTGAACAATGGTGAAGCAGTCTACGAAGAATGGCGTAACTGTCCAAACTTTCAACTTATGACATATCCAGAATGGGTTAGTTACTGCGACGTATAATCATATAACTTGATAAATAGTTATATGGCACTAACACTATCATCATCAAATCCAGATCAGTCAGCATTGACTAGACCTAACGATCCAAGAGACCCTAACGGGATCGCACACGCTACTAATACAGCAACCCCTGGAGACACTAAAGCAGATAGAGCAACAACTAAACTGGCCTATGCGGCCTGGTTAGCAGATTGGAAAACTAATTCAGCAGGAGATTCAGCTTACGAAGAAACGTTTCCAGTTGCCGGCTCTGGCATAACATACTCAGGAGACTAAGTTAAACTAGATTCAATAGTTTTAACTTTACTTTGAATTTCCTCAACATTGTAAGTACTCCAGAAACCCGGATGTAAAGGTCGAGGTATTTCGCCTGACTTGATCCAAGCATAACCTACGTGTTCGTTATTTAATTTAGGTTTAAATTCTTCTTCTAATACACCAAAGAATGTATGATAAACAAAACGATTGTCTGCTGATGTAAAATGTTCTATAGGAATAAGTTTAACAACATCAGGATAACTGCCAAGCTCTTCTTGGCATTCACGTTGAATAGCATCTAATAAACTTTCTTTGGATTCTACTTTGCCGCCAGGCAATCCCCAAGCACCTGGATGCTTAGGATCATTCCTAAGTAGATAAAGATATCTGTTTGTTGATTTACTGTAAAGCCAAATGCCTACAGCATTTATAGTACTAGACTCCATTCGCCGCCTGGATATAAACCTTGATAGCTCTTAGTCCAACTAGTGCCATCCCATTTATATTGAATACTCGTTGTTAAATTACTTACATATTGTTTAGTGTCGTTAGCACTGGCGTCGAAAGAAACTGTCCAATTTGAACCATCATATTCAATGATGTCGTTGGCCGAAGCAACAATACTGCCCCAGGCATCTGAAGCATCTGTATTGTCTGCGTCACCTATTGCTTCTAACAATAGATAACGTTGTCCACTTACTGCCGCGGCCAAACCTGCACCTGGGCCACTTGTGAGTGGATCAATAACTGCTGTAACTGCTGTTAGTGTATTAGTTGGTGTTGTATCTGCATCAATAGTAAATAATAAAATACTATCATCACTAGGATGAAGTGCAACTGTACCTACAACTTCTGATTCTGTTCCTGGTATTGTTAGTCTAACTTGACTAATACCAGCACGTAGTTCACCATATACATCAACCAAACTAGGCCAATCTGCTGTGGATGTTTGTATTTCAGCAGGGTTTAGCGTATCTTCATTTGCTTCAATGTCATTGTGTTTAAGTAACTGTAATTGATTGTTTACCAGTACAACTTGATAACCAAATGGTGTAATTTTTTGACGTGTACCTAATAGTAAATCATCATTTAATAATGCGTCTCTAGCATCACCGTCTGCATCAAATACACTAGCAATAATTTTGTGTACCACACCCATTTTAGTAACTCTAGCAGGAGGACTAATCCATATAGGTAAACTAAATGTTAAGGTAGTAATATCAATAGCAGTTTCAGTACCCATTGGTATTGAACGTGAACTCCAGTTAGTGCCTGTTAGTTCAACTACTGATAATGAGGTCCAATCAATATAATTGTCTGTTGATTGTATTTCTAAACTTGGATTAAACAATGTTAGTACTTGTTCAAGTATCTGTAGTTTCATTGTTGTATTTGATGTCCATATATCTAAATTAATTGTTAAGTTATATGGTACTGGCATAATACGTTCTACTGTAAACGCATTACCCTGTGTTTGTTCGTATGTTTGTGTAGTATCATCCCAACTACGCTGTCTAAATACTTTTTTATCTACAAAGGTAGGGTCTTGCATTCTATCTCTAGCATAATCCATCGCTGTAATATAGAATGTCATCATTGGTGTATTAGGCATTTTATTTGCTGAGTTGTCAGCCATAATAACTGAAGCCTGTTTACTAGCATCACCGTAACGCACAGGTATTCTGGTATAGGTAGGTGCACCACTAGAGTCTCTACCATACTCTACTTGAAAGTTTGAAAAGATTCTTGTAAATTGTAATAAGAATCTTCTTATCTGTTCGTCATAAAAGAAACTTTGTAATGCCATTAATTATCCTTTGTGGGCTTGAGCAAGTCTGATAG